GATTAAAAGCGGTAACTCAGTGCTAGGTGAAGTGGATCATCCAGATGATTTGAAAATAAATCTTGATCGGGTGTGTCATAGTGTTGAAGGCATGTGGATGGATGGCGATGCTGGATGTGGCAAGTTAAAGATTTTACCAACCCCCATGGGTGAGTTGATCAAGACTTTGCTGACATCTGGTGTCAAACTAGGAGTTTCAAGTCGTGGCAGCGGCAACGTTGACGACAGAACAGGACATGTTAGTGACTTTGAAATTGTCACTATAGATGTGGTTGCTCAACCCAGCGCACCCAATGCTTACCCCAAGGCAATTTATGAAAGTCTCATGAACATGAAGTACGGTCACAGATTGTTAGAGGTAGCCAAGGAAGCGGGCGAAGACAACAAAGTGCAGAAGTATCTCAAGAATGAAGTTGTAAAACTCATCAGAGAACTCAAGATCTAAGGAGAATCTACTAATGTTAGATGCAATCAAACCATTGTTAGATAGCAACCTGATCACCGAGGAAACTCGTCAAGAGATCAATGAAGCCTGGGAAGCCAAGCTCAGTGAGGCTCGTGAACAGGCTCGTGCAGAACTACGTGAAGAGTTCGCACAACGCTATGAACATGACAAGACAGTGATGGTAGAGGCTTTGGATAAAATGGTAACAGAAGGTTTAGCCGCAGAAATCGCACAAGTACAGGCCGAAAAGCAAGCACTTGCCGAAGACCGCGTCCGTTTCCAACACAAGATCAAAGAGTCAGCACAGAAGTTCAACGGCTTCTTGGTGACAAAACTTGCAGAAGAAATTGGCGAACTGCGCAAAGACCGTAAGATGCACACAGAAGGACTAGCCAAACTAGAAAACTTCATGGTGCATGCATTGGCTCGTGAAATTCAAGAATTTGCCGCAGACAAACGTGACGTGGTGGAAACAAAAGTCCGCCTGGTACGTGAAGCACGTAGCAAACTTGAAGGTCTCAAAGCACGTTTCGTAAAAGAAAGTGCAGAGAAAATGAGTCAGGCTGTGAGCCGTCATCTAAAGACAGAACTTTCACAGTTGCAAGAAGACATCCGAATTGCTCGCGAGAACAATTTTGGTCGTCGTATCTTTGAAGCATACGCCAGTGAATTTGGTGCTACTCACCTAAATGAGAAAGCAGAAGTTCGCAAGTTGTATGCGGCCTTGGCCAACAAAGACAAGCAATTGGCGGAAGCCATCAAACTCGCACAACGAGCCAAAGTCGTTGTTGAGAGTAAAGAACGTGAAATACGCATTATCAAAGAATCCAATGAGCGCGAAAGCACCATGGAAATGTTGCTTGCACCTCTTAACAAAGAGAAGCAAGAAGTCATGCGTAATTTACTTGAAAGCGTACAAACATCCCGTTTGAAGAACGCATTCGAAAAGTATCTACCAGCCGTACTGGAAGACCGCTCTGTAAAAGCCACCAAAGTGATTACAGAAACAGTGTCAGTAGCAACTGGGGATAAATCTGTTCCAAGTGGTCAAGAGGAAGATCGCAGCAATGTGATTGATCTCAAACGCCTGGCAGGGTTATAAAATTTTTTATAGGAGACTTAAATGTCACAAGAACTATTAGAAAGCCGCTGGGGCGAGACCAAAGAAGCATTGCTCGAAGGTCTTAACGGCTCAAAGCGCAACAGCATGGGCGTTATCCTTGAAAATACACGCAAGTATTTGAAAGAAAACGCAACTGCTGGTTCCACAGCATCTGGCAACATCGCCACACTTAACCGTGTGATTCTGCCAGTGATTCGTCGTGTTATGCCAACTGTTATCGCTAACGAGTTGGTTGGTGTTCAGCCCATGACAGGCCCAGTTGGTCAAATCCACACTCTGCGTGTTCGTTATGCACAGAGCTTGACTGACACTTCTGCTGCCGCTACTTCTGTAACAGCAGGTCAGGAAGCATTGAGCCCATTCACAATTGCACAAGCATACTCTACTGTGCCCCAAGGTACTAGCACTGCTACCAACTACACTGGTAACAACACAGCTACCATGGAAGGTACAGGCGGTAAGCAAATTTCTGTGCAAATCTTGAAACAAGCCGTTGAAGCACGCACACGTAAGTTGCAAGCACGTTGGACTTTTGAATCTGCACAAGATGCACAAGCCATGCACGGTATTGACGTTGAAGCAGAAATCATGGCTGCTTTGGCTCAAGAAATCACTGCTGAAATTGACCAAGAGATTCTATTGTCTCTGCGTTCATTGGCAGCAACTGAGTTCACATACAACCAAGCAACCGTTTCAGGTACTGCTACATTCGTTGGTGACGAACATGCCGCATTGGCAGTTTTGATCAACCGTGTTGCTAACTTGATCGCCCAACGTACACGTCGTGGCGCAGGTAACTATGCTGTTGTTTCTTCAGCCGCTTTGACAGTGTTGCAATCTGCTACAACTAGCGCATTTGCACGTACCACAGAAGGCACATTCGAAGCACCTACAAACACCAAGTTTGTTGGTACATTGAACGGCGCAATGCGTGTGTTCGTTGACTCTTATGCAAGCGACACAACTCCTGTGTTGGTTGGTTACAAGGGTTCTAGCGAAGCAGACGCTCCAGCATTCTACTGCCCATACATCCCATTGATGTCTTCAGGCGTTGTGTTGGATCCAACAACATTCGAACCAGTGGTGTCATTCATGACACGTTATGGTTACATCGAATTGACAAACACCGCATCTAGCTTCGGCAATGCTGGTGACTATGTTGGTGAGATCGCTGTATCTAACTTGTCATTCTCCTAATCAGAGAACGCAAACTTTCTCAGGGATGGGAAGGAACGAAAAAGCCCCGGAAGGGGCTTTTTCTTTGACTTAAACTTTGTACCAACTTAGGAATTTGCCAATCTTGTCGGTTACCGTGGTCCAGTCACCTCTACTGGGTTGTCTAAACAGTGTGGCAGTGGGATACCAAGGGCAATTGTTGCGGTCCAACAACCAACGCCAATCTTGGCCATATTGATTCAGCATGATCCATGTGGGCCTACCCAGTGCTCCTGCTAGGTGACTCACAGCAGTATCTACAGAAACCACCACATCCATGTGCATGAGCAAGGCCGCAGTATCAGCAAAACTGGCAATGGTACCAGGGTAGGCAGTTACTCCGGCCTCAGTTAATTGGTGTTCTTCCTCAGGGTCAGCATCCACCTGCAGGTTGATCCATTCGTACTGTGGATTGGCCCGAATCATTTCAAGTATGATTGGGAATGGCACACTCTTGTGTTGATGTATCCATGAATCCTTGCGACCGCTCCAACTCACACCCACTCGCATGCGTTTTTTGGGCCCTAATCTATCTTGCCAAGATCGCGTCAGGGCAGGAGTAGCAGTCAAATAATTTTGTAGTCTTGGTAAGTTGTCCAAGGTAATGCCCAAGATGCCTGGAATACTCATGATGGGAACCCAATAATCAAACTCACCCATGTCTTCACCGTATCTGCCTGTGCGTTCGATAATGTTGCTTTGACTCAACAAGGGAATAAGACCATCTGTGACTTGTAGTTTTACCCGGGCACCCATGGCGTGCAGATTATGAATAAATCGTACGAACTGAATGCAGTCACCGTGTCCTTGTTCGCCCACTACCAGGATAGTTTTATCTTTTATATCTTCTCCCTTCCAACGTGGCTGGGTGAATTGGGGTTCAGTGCCTTGCAGGTGTTCAAATTGCCACCGTGTTTCGTACTGCGCCCAGCCACGCTGATAGTCGCCCATGAGCAAATATGCCACTGCAAGATTGAATTGAGCAATTGTATTGGTGGGATCCAGTAGGATAGAATGTTGTAAAAAAGGTATGGCACGTTGTGGATAACCCAGTTCGCGCATGACATTGCCATAGTTGCAAAAGGCGGCAGCATTGTCAGGATCTTCTACCAAGACCTGTGCATAACATCGTAGTGATTTTTCAGGTTCGTGATCGGCACGATACTGGTTGCCTTGTTCGATTAAATCTATTTGAGATTGATTCATAGGGATATTTACGCCATGCTAACACCTTATTTTACATTTCTGCTAAATACTGGTCAACACAATTCTGTGTTTTATGCAGGTAACCACTGCGTAGCGGCTAGAACCCGCATTGGGCTTCTATAAGGAGAAATCAAATGGGAAGAGCTCTTAAAATTCAAAAAACCAACATCGGTGCAGGTACTTCTGTATCTGGTTCTGATCCAGTAGTTACAACCTACAACCAAAACGTCTTGACTGACGCCGGATATCCTAACTTTGGATCACTTACAAATCCAGTGTATAACACACCAGTTCAGACCTTAGACAGCACACAGTATTTGGGCGTGGTAGGTGGATCACCTGCCACTGGCACAGCCAGTGCAACCAATCCAGAAATTTCAGCATTGGTCAACATTTTGTTGGCCGACGGAACCGACAGTTACACAGCCACCAGTTCATATACCGGTCGCATTATTCGCCAGAAAGGCGCACACAAGTTCCTGGTAGCCGCAACAGGTGCAACTATTGCTGACGAAGATATGTTGGTTGGTCAGGCATACCAAATTGCCGCTCTTGGCACAACAAACTGGCAAGCATGTGGTGCCCCCATTGGTGCCGCAGTTGGTGATGTGTTTACTTGCACAGCAGATGCTGGCGCAGGAACAGGTACAGTTTACGCAGTTGGACAGTGTGTGTTGAGCAACACAGCCACTCCTGCCGCTGGTTACATGTCCATTGGTTTCTCTGTTGGCGACTCCAGTGCTGTGTATGCCAGTTATATCACCAATAAGTGGGTACGTGATTGGAACGGCATGACCTATGGTAACTACAGCAACAGCAACTATGGTACCAACGTTCAAAGTGGTGAAAATTTCTACCCAACCAACTTCTTCACTGATGAAGGCAATGTCACATGGTCTGGTGCCGAAGTTATTTCCAGCGCACAAGCACAAAACGGTACATTGCAACTGGCACAAATCAACAGTGTAACCAGTTAATTTGTAACCCTTCAGAATCCTCCTGGATACATACTGGGAGGATTTTTTTATGACCGCGGCATTTGTATTGGGCAATGGTATCAGCAGACAAGCACTAGATCTCTATCAGTTAAAACCACTGGGACAGGTTTATGGCTGCAACGCAATCTATAGAGAATTTGAACCTGATGTGTTGATCAGCACAGATACCCCTATCAGCGAACGTATTCAACAAGAAGGTTACAGCCACTCACATGTTCACTATACCAGAAAGCCCTTGCCTGATTCGGGTGCAAGGCGCATAGCACAAAAATATTTTGGCTACAGTTCAGGTCCTGTGGCAGTGGCACAGGCTGCCATAGATGGTGCAATTGCTGTGTACATGATAGGATTTGACATGGGCCCAACACGCAACGGCAGATTCAACAATGTGTACGCAGACACAGAATTCTACAAAAAAAGTTCAGCCAATCCCACGTTTTCGGGTAACTGGGTCAACCAGTTAAAAACAGTTGCTCGAGACTTTCCCAAGACCAGTTTCTTTAGAATCACTGGAGATACCACCGCAGAAATACGTGACCTGCTGGGTGTGGCCAATCTCACACACATGACCATGGCAGAATTTCAAAATCGTCTGGTGACCAAAGAAGTTTAACCAAAAACTTAGACCCCACTGTTTAGGTAAATACCCCAGAGGATATGATTTACCTATGACACAACAGATAATAGACGTTGGGGCCGCAGCCAATGATGGCACAGGTGAGCCCTTACGCGATGCCTTTAATGCAGTAAATGACAATTTTACGCAGATTTGGACTGCTGGACCTGTTGGTAGCCAGGTACAGATCACTGGCAACATAGTCACAACCACAGTGACAAATCTGGGGTTGACGCTGGCCGGCAATGGCATTGGTAATATTCAAGCCAACAGTTCAATTGTGCCAGGCACACCAGGTGTTTATAATCTTGGTGATACAAACAATCCATTTCAGTACGTTTATGGTGGCTATTTTGTAGGCAACGGTTCTTTGTTGACTGGCGTTGCAGTATCGGGTGGCAATATTATATCCAATGGTAACAGCAATGTAAAAGTTCTTGCAAACAGTAATGTTACAGTCAGCGTCTCGGGTGTTAGCAATGTTGCCACGTTTACCCCAAATGGAATACTCTTAGACGGTAATATTATCCCAGTTTCGGGTAACTCATATTCCTTGGGTAATTCTACAAACCAGTGGAGCGATTTGTATGTGTCAAACGCTTCCATTTACTTGAATAATGTGCCGTTGAGTTTGAATGCCAGTAACGTGCTCACAATCAACGGCCAAGAAATTTTGAGCAATAACAGCAATGTGCCTATTGTCACTACTGCTAACATCACTGCCGGTTACTTTTTTGGTAATGGTTCACAACTAACTGGTATCAATGTTTCATCTTCAAATTTAACAAACGGCAACAGTAATGTTCAGGTTTACGCTAACAGTGATATTGCGTTTTCATCCAATGGTGTCAGCAATGTCATGGTGGTGTCTAGTCAAGATGTCACAATAACAGGCAATCTAACAGTCACTGGCAATGCAACTTTGACAGGCAATATTCTTGGTGACAGGATACAGAACGGCAACACTTCCATTGACATTCAAACCGCCAGCGGAAATGCCAATATTTCTGTTGGCGGAGTTTCCAATGTTGCAGTGTTTAGCACCAACGGACTTGATGTCTCTGGCAACCTCACTGCTGATTTTTTCAGCGGCAACGGCACAGGGTTAACAGGAGTACTGGCAGATAGAGGCAGCGATACCAATAATTGGGACACCCTGACTGAAATGGGTGTATATTTGGTAAATAGAGCAAGTTGGAGTGGTACTCAAGGTACGCCCCTTGATAGTCAGGTTTTTGTTGGATTGTTGCAGGTACAAACCAGTCAATCGCAAGCAACAACACAAATCTTTTATCCTGGGACGGTGAATCTGTCAGATGTGAAGATTCAATGGAATAGAAATTATTGGAACAATGCATGGACTCCTTGGATCAAAATGACAAATGATGGGCAATTGATCAGCGGCGGGGAATTTTAAGGGTAAAAGATGTCAAACACACTATTATTGAAAAGATCAGGCACAGCAAATTCAGTGCCTTTGAGTGCAAATTTATCATTGGGCGAATTAGCAATCAACTACGCCGATGGTAATTTGTTCTACAAAGACTCAGGCGGCACTGTTAAACTGATTGCCAGTAATCAAGTGCTCACTGTGGTTGGCAACGTCACTGGTGGTAACCTACTGACAGGTGGATTGGTATCGGCCACTGGCACAGTAACAGGATCCAGTTTTTTGGGTTCAGTGGTTTCAGTCACTGGCAATGTAACTGGTGGTAACGTTCTAACAGGTGGTTTGATTTCGGCCACATCAACCATCACCTCAGCAGCCAACATCACTGGTGGTAACCTACTGACAGGTGGATTATTCAGCGCAACTGGTAATGTCACAGGCGGCAACCTATTGACAGCAGGCGTGGTCAGTGCCACAGGCAATATCACAGGCAACTACATTCTTGGTAATGGTGCATTTTTAACTGGTGTTATAACATCGGTTGCCAATATCAATAACGGTACATCAAATGTCAGTATTGGCAGTGCAAATGCCAACGTCACTGTTGGTGTAAACGGCACAGCCAATGTGGCAGTGTTTGCTTCAACTGGCGAGTACATAACTGGTGTGCTGAGTGCCGGTGGTAACATCACCGGTGGTAACGTTCTAACAGGTGGATTGGTATCAGCCACTGGCACTGTGACAGGATCAAGCTTACTGGGCACAGTGGCATCGCTCAGTGGTAACGTAACTGGTGGTAACATCCTCACAGGTGGCTTAATATCAGCCACCTCGACTATAACCTCAGCGGCCAATATCACTGGTGGCAACTTGTTGACAGGAGGAGTAGTATCAGCAACCGGTAATGCTACTTTTGGCAATATTACTACGGCTGGTTCCAGTGGCAATATTACTGGCGCCAACGTAATTGCATCTACAACCTTGAGCGCCAGTGGCAATGTCATAGGTGGAAACGTAACCACTGCTGGTTTGGTAACAGCAACAGGAAACATCACTGGTGGAAATATACTCACAGGTGGCTTGGTCAGTGCAACTGGCACAGTCACAGGTTCAAGTCATTTGGGTGCAGTGGTTTCGGTAACTGGTAACGTCACTGGTGGCAACTTGCTCACAGGTGGCATTATTTCAGCCACTGGTAACATTTTGTCAGCAGGTAATCTTGTAATTTCGGGCGCTTATCTTGATACTAGCGATGCGCTGGTTTCAAGTACTGCTGCCAATGCCAACGTGGCATTGACTCCTACAGGAACAGGCATTGTACAACTCAATGGTGCAGTCAGTGCCAGCGGCAACGTCACAGGCGCCAACATACTAACAGGCGGGTTGATATCTGCCACTTCAACAATTACCTCAGCGGCCAACATCACTGGTGGTAACCTACTCACAGGCGGCTTGGTCAGTGCCACAGGAACAGTCACAGGTTCAAGTCTGCTGGGTTCAGTTGTGAGTGTAACAGCCAACGTCACAGGTGGCAACTTGTTGACAGGTGGGCTTGTCTCTGCCACTTCAACAATTACCTCAGCGGCCAACATCACTGGTGGTAACCTACTCACAGGCGGTTTGATATCAGCAACTGGTACTGTGACAGGTTCAAGTCATTTGGGTGCGGTGGTTTCGGTAACTGGTAACGTAACTGGCGGTAATGTACTGACGGGTGGTTTAGTATCAGCCACTGCCAACGTAATTGGTGGTAACATATTAACAGGTGGTTTGATATCTGCCACATCCACAATTACTTCAGCAGCCAACATCACAGGCGGTAACCTACTGACAGGTGGCCTAGTATCAGCAACTGGTACTGTGACAGGTTCAAGTTTGTTGGGTACCGTGGCATCGCTCAGTGGCAACGTCACAGGCGGCAACCTATTGACAGGTGGTATTGTATCAGCCACAGCCAACATCACTGGTGGTAACCTACTGACTTCTGGTCTAGTAAGTGCTACTTCAACCATCACCTCAGCAGCCAACATCACAGGTGGCAACTTACTCACAGGTGGCGTGATTTCGGCCACTGGCAATATCACAGGCGCTAATATAAATTCAGCGGCATTACGTAATGCCAGTGGTGCGCTGACAATCAGCACTGGTTCTGGTGCAATTAATTTGCAACCAGCCAGTGGTAACATTGTTCTCACAGCCAACACCTATATCAACAACGTCAACAGTCCTGTACAGTCATCGGACGCGGCAACCAAAGAATATGTTGACAACATGGCGTCAACACAGTTGGCATATCACCAAAGTGTTGTGGCTGCAACCACTGCCAACCTGGCCACCACTACAGGTGGTACAATAACCTACAACCAGCCCAATGGTGCTGGCAATGGCATTGGTGCTACAATCACCACAACTGGTTCGTTCAACTTGATTGACACGGCCAACGTGCAGACAGCCAACACACGTATCTTGGTCAAGAACGAAGGCAATGCTGTACTCAACGGTGTTTATATTTGGTCCAATGCCACAGTGATTACTCGTTCCACTGACGCAGACTCATATGGTCCAAACAGTACAACAGACCTTAGCATCAACGACTACTTCTTTGTTACCAGTGGTAACGTCAACGCAGGATCAGCCTGGATTGTTGACGCACCCACAGGCACAATCACATTTGGCACATCAAACATTTCGTTTGCTCAGTTCAGTTCAAGCCAAACTTACACTGCCAACGGTTCTGCTGGTATCAGTCTAGCAGGCACTGTGATCAACGCCAAAGTTGATGGAGTAACCACAGCATTTGATGGTTCAGGTAATATCAGTGTCAAGGCCAGTGCAAACCTAACTACACCCAACATTGGTGCCGCAACTGGCACAAGCCTAAGTGTAACCGGCAACGTTGACGGCGGCAACTTACGCACTGCCGGCGTGGTCACAGCCACTGGCAACGTAACAGGTGGAAACATACTCACTGGTGGATTGATATCAGCCACTTCAACCATCACTTCAGCAGCCAACATCACTGGTGGTAATCTGCTGACAGGTGGTCTGATCTCAGCAACTTCGACCATCACTTCTGCTGCCAACGTAATTGGTGGTAATATCACTACCGCTGGTTTGGTTAGTGCCACTGGCACTGTCACAGGTTCAAGTCATTTGGGTTCAGTGGTCAGTGTAACTGCCAACGTAACTGGTGGTAACATATTAACAGGTGGTTTGATCTCAGCAACTTCAACCATCACTTCAGCAGCCAACGTGATTGGTGGTAATCTAACCACTGCTGGTTTGGTTAGTGCCACTGGTACTGTTACAGGTTCAAGTTTATTGGGTACTGTGGCATCACTCAGTGGCAACGTCACAGGTGGTAACTTATTGACAGGTGGATTGATTTCAGCCACTAGTACTATAACAAGTGCTGCCAACATCACTGGTGGCAACATACTCACAGGCGGATTAATCAGTGCTACAGGTAACACCACTGGTGGAAATTTGTTGACAGGTGGTTTGATATCAGCAACATCAACAATCACTTCAGCAGCCAATATTACTGGTGGTAACGTGCTTACAGGTGGACTGATGAGTGCAACTGGTAATATAACATCAGCAGGTAATATTTCGGGGGGCAACGTATTGGCCACAAATGCTATGTATGTTGGTGGAGCAAGTGTCTTAACAATTAATTCAACAGTTGATGGCGGAACTTACTAATTAATACAGGATGAGTTTTACATGACCAATACTGTATTAATCAAGCGTTCAAGTACAGCAAATTCAATTCCAGCGGCTGGCAATCTGCAAGCAGGCGAATTGGCCTTGAACTACACAGATGGCAACTTATTTTATAAAAATTCCAGTAATGTTGTAACTGTTATTGCCAGCAATCAGTTTGTCAGTGTATCGGGCAATGTCACAGGCGGCAACATACTCACAAGTGGCTTGGTATCAGCCACTGGCACAGTTACAGGATCCAGTTTCTTGGGTTCAGTTGTATCAGTTACAGCCAACATAACAGGTGGCAACTTATTAACAGTTGGACAAATGAGTGCCACAGGCACTATCACCAGTGCTGGCAGCACCAATGGTACAGCATTTGCTGTGGGCAACGGTGCTGTTTCAAATGTGGCACTGGGAATGTTCCCAACCGCAGGTACACCAGGTGAATATGCTATTCGTGATTATTCCAATGTGTACTCGTCCATGTATTTTGATGTTGGTATTGGTGGCAGTGCCAACGGCGCATTCCAGTTTAGATCCAGCAATGCATATAGACAATTTGCAAACATAAATTCATCAGGCATAAACACTTCATTGGCAGTGAGTGCCACGGGCAACGTCAATGCTGGCAATGTTATTTCTGGCAAAGCAGTAATAGCCAACGATTTTGTAGTAATCAACTCAACATCCAGTACTGGTGAAGGTGGACAAATGGTCTTGGCCTGGACCAACGTCAACGGATTGAGCAGTCAAGCAAACTCAACCTGGAACTTGGATGTTGATGGCAGCAACAACTTGAGAGCATTTTATCAGAACGCCGCGGGCGCTTCTGGGGTGCTGTGGCAAGCCAGTCCCACTAGTAACATTGTATCATTTCCACAAAGTGCTGGTATCAGTGCCACTGGCAACGTTACTGGCAACTACTTCATTGGCAACGGATCGCAACTCACAGGTATTGTGGCCTCAGCCGGCGCTAGTATTGTCAACGGCACAAGTAATGTGGTTGTGGCCGCCAGTGGCAACATTGTGGCCAATGTGGCAGGTGCCTGGTCTGCACAATTTATATCTTCAGGGATTTTGGCCAACCAGATCTGGGCCAACAACAACGGCAATGGTACCAACTTCAGAGTAGGCGACGACGTCTGGATTGGTGACATCAACGTTGCTGATACCATGAGCATTCGTGGCCAGCAAAATGCCGCCAACGCTTACATTGTGTTTGGCAACGCCGACGGTACCCAATTGGGTAGAGCCGGTTCGGGCCCACTTACATATGGTGGAGCATTCTCGGCCACTGGCAATGTCACTGGTGGTAATTTGCTCACTGCCGGATTAATCAGTGCTACTTCAACCATCACCTCAGCGGCTAACATCACTGGTGGTAACCTACTCACAGGTGGCCTAGTGTCGGCCACTGGAACTGTAACCGGCTCAAGTCATTTGGGTTCGGTTGTATCAGTCACAGCCAACGTAACAGGTGGCAACTTGCTCACAGGTGGCATTATTTCAGCCACAGGTAGAATATTTGCAGCCAGTGGCAATGCATCTGCTCCAGGAATCACATTTGCCGCAGACACCAGTCAGGACACTGGTTTTTATTGGATCAGCGACGGCAATATTGGTATCACAACCAACGGCACTCTTCGAGTGACAGTGGACAACAACGGCAATGTCAGCGCAACTGGCACTGTGACTGGCACTAGTTTGCTGGGATCTGTGGTATCAGCAAGTGGCAACGTAACTGGTGGCAACATTTTAACTGGTGGTTTAGTTAGTGCCACTGCCAACGTCACTGGTGGCAACATACTCACAGGTGGTTTAGTTAGTGCCACTGCCAATGTCACAGGTGGCAACATACTCACAGGTGGTTTGGTCAGTGCAACTGGCACGGTTACTGGATCAAGTCATCTAGGATCGGTTGTATCAGTTACGGCCAACATCACTGGTGGTAACCTGTTGACAGGTGGGCTGATCTCGGCCACTTCAACAATTACCTCAGCGGCCAACATCACTGGCGGAAACATCCTAACTGCAGGGCAAATTTCAGCAACCGGCAACGTAACTGGTAATTATTTTGTTGGTAACGGGGCATTTTTAACAGGACTCAGTGCTGGTTCAAGCAACGGTATCAGCAATGGAGCCACCAATATCAGCATACCTGTTTCTTCGGGTAATATTGCCATGAGCGTGGCCGGGCAGTCAAACACTGTGGTTATTAACCTGGGCAGTTTTACCATGTATGGCACATTTGCAGGGCCAAAAACACTGAATGCCAACGTTACTGTGGCAGATAGTGTAAATGCGTTGCTAGTAGGCCCAGTAACCATTGGAAATGCCTATAATATCACAGTGCCCTCTACGTCAACGCTGTATGTTTACACTCCATAAATAAGGCAAGGATTAAGAAATGGCACTATCACTAGACGGCACAACAGGCATATCAGCAACAGGAAGCATCATATCCAGCGGCGGCGTTATCTCTGCCACAGGTAACATTTATGGTGGAAACATCATTGGTACTATTGCTCCAGCGGCAATTACTGTTTCAGGAAACGCCACAGTGGGCAACTTGCTCACAGCAGGCTTGATCAGTGCCACTGGTAATATTCTTGCTGGCAATGTTGTTGTAACTGGCGCTTTTTACGACACTGGTGATCATCTTATTACCAGCACTGCCGCTAATGCAAACATTGTTTTAACCCCAACTGGCACAGGCATTACACAAAACAACGGGGCATTCAGTGCCAGCGGCAATGTCACTGGCGGTAACATACTAACCGCTGGTATTATGAGCTCAACGGGCAATGCCATTCACGGCAATTTGACAGTATCAACAGGCACAGTTACACTAGGCAACATTGTAAATGCCAACGGCAATGCTGTGGGCAATATTGGCAGTGCCAGTGCATATTTCAATACCATATTTGGCAAAGCAACCACTGCACAATACGCTGACTTGGCCGAACTTTATTCAGCCGATGCCAAATACCAGCCGGGCACTGTGTTGGTATTTGGCGGCAACAATGAAGTTACTATATCAACTGTTTCAGCCGATGCACGAGTGGCCGGCGTGGTGTCTACCAATCCTGCGCATTTGATGAACAGTGTGTTAGAAAGTGAAAACACTGTGGCAGTGGCACTGACAGGTCGTGTGCCAACATCAGTCACAGGCACTGTGCGCAAAGGTGACATGATGGTCACAGCCGGCAATGGCATGGCACAGGCCTGTGCTACCCCTGCCATGGGCACCGTGATTGGTAAAGCCTTGGAAAATTTTACCGGAGCATCGGGTACAATTGAAGTTGTGGTTGGCAGATTATAAAGTCTGTTCTACCTGTTGAATCTTTTGTTGCACAGCATCAATGTTCATGGTATTCCACAAGCCAGGATGCATGGGTCGAGGCCAAGAGCCAGCATCAATCCACGCATATCCCATGTGTTCATAGTTGAGCCGAGGTGTAAACTCTGTGTCTACTACGCAAATCCACGTGTGATATTCAAACGCCGAATCGGCTGAGGTAAATTTTTCCAATGGAATAAGTCGTAAGTATGTGGGAAAGAATCCCAGTTCTTCTACGCACTCACGTTCCATGCCACCCAACAAGGTTTCGCCAGTTTCAATCTTGCCGCCTGGCAGTCCCCATGCACCTGGATGCTTGGCATCATTGCGTAATAGATAAAGATAGCGTCCAGTGTCCTTACTGCGGAACCACACACCCACTGCCTTCAAAGCACCAGACTCCATGTGCCTCCAGGATACACACCTTGATAACTCTTGATCCACTCTGCGCCAGTCCATTCGTATTGCACACCTGTGGTGATGTTGGTAACGTACTGAACCGTTTGGGACTGTGATACACTGTTGAACACAATTCGCCAATATGTGCCTGTCCACTCAATGATGTCGTTGGCTGATGCTACCAAGGGTTGACCAACAGAACCAAGCCAGGCCTCGGGTGGATATAGATTTGGTCCTGCGTAGGTGGCAGCTCCGGTTCCTGATCCAGGACCGGTAGCGTAAAAACTGATTCCCACGGTGTTTGATGTAGCACCAATGGCCACAAAGTTTGTGGTGCCCACGTATGATATGGTATAGCGAGTGCCAGTCACAAAGGTGCCAGCAGTGGCTGTATAGGCCACATTGTTGCTGCCAGTGGGTTCTGTCAGCAGATAGCGTTGACCCACAGCAGGATCGGGCAGTCCATAACCTGGCCCTGACACCAAAGGATCAATAATGGCAGTGATAGGATCCAAGGTGTTTTGTGGCGCTGTGTCTGGATCAATGTCATAGATCAAAAATCTATCGTCGTTGGGATTGACCACAACTGTGCCTACTATGGTTGAACCGTTTTCTTGATCCAAGCGTATTTGACTTATGCCAGGACGTAGCACGCCATATGCACTGATCACAGCGGGCCATAACAAACTGCTGCCAGCCACCACTGACGTAGGTGTCAAGTCATCATTGGCACCGTTGGGCACAATTGTACGTCCTTGCAAGCACTGTATTTGATTGCCAATCACTACAACTTCATAATTCCAAGGTGTGACAATGACTCTAGTGCCCAGCAGTAGATCATTGTCGGTTACGGCATTGTTCAAATCGCCCTGCGCATCATACATGCTCATGATCACTCGTTCGACCACACCCAGTTTCTTGACCTTGGCCGGCGAAGAGATCCAAATTGGCAGACTGAATTTTATAGTGGCCATGTCAATGGGATTTTCAGTACCAATTGGCACAGTTCTTGAAGTCCAGGTAACTGATTCCAAGTCAACAACACTCAAACTGGTCCAGTCAATGAAGTTGTCTGTGCTTTGCACTTCCAAACTGGGATTGAACAAGGTCAGTATCTGTTCCAACAACTGCATCTTTTGATTGGTATTTGACGTCCAAATATCCAGTGTAATGCCTAGTTTATAAGGCACAGGCATCAAGCGTTCAATAGTGAATGCGTTTCCTTGAGTGGTTTCAAAACTGTCAGTTTCGGTGTCATAGGTACGTTGACGCACATTGAGTTTGCTCACATGATATGGTTCCTGCATTCTAGGACGATCATAATCCAGGCTAGACACGTAGAAAGTCATAAGTGGCGATGCTGGCATTGAGTTGCGGCTGTTTTCTTGGATAATAACCTGCGCATTGCGACTGGCATCTCCGTAGCGAACAGGCACTCTTATCAATGCGGCATTGTTGACACCATCTGACTCGTTGCCATACTCAATTTGAAAGTTGCTGATGATCCGGGTGAACTGTAGTAGGAACCGTCGGATTTGAGCATCGTAAAAAAATTGTTGCATTGTTTAACTCGATTTCTGGCCCGGTTGTGTATTTGGTGGCGGCTTGGGATCCAAGAAACCTTTTTGGTCTCCATTGTCCGCACGTGGCCGCAGTATCTGGCTGAGACTCTGACGTTGCGGGATATTACCAAGATCTGTTGTGGGCGTAGTGTATGTATTGTTGACAAAGCCTGACCGTAAAGTATCGTTGGTGGGTCCGTTGTTGAGATTGGTACGTACCTTGTCCTCAATTTTGACCCAACGCCGGCTGTCATAACGGAACAGTCTATTGGGGAAGTAGTCCACTCGCAAGCAGTAGTCGCCGGCCACAGGGTTCAGCGGGAACTGTACGCCCGAAGTAACTGGCAAACCATTTGGCGGCACACCATCGCCTGTGAGATAGCCCACTGTGTAGCCATCGGCTCTTGGGGTCACATTCATACCGCCCTCGGTGCCATCCACTGTATCTCCGCTCAAGTTGGTCAAACCAATGGGGTTGGCTGGTTGTCCGTTGTCCAATGTAGGAACCACATACAGTGGTTTGACATCGTAACCTGACGCAGGCACTTCCACGTCTGCTTGTGTGAGTATGGCATCGTTGATTTGATTGTCTTTGGTTCTGGCACTAAACACATCGCTTTGTGTGGGTGGAGTATACAATTGCCAATAGTCAGTGTTGTTGATGTCTGTGCCGGCAGGTACGTTTTGTCGGGCTTGATAGTACACATCGCCATAATTTGTAACCCAACCTGTGGGATAGAAGTTGCCATTGTCCCAGATATTTTCAGACACAACAGGTTTCTTAAGTATGTCTTTAAACTCTTGATTGTTGGTCATGGGGGTGGCCTTCACACGCCAGGTGTGCGGCAACCAAGTTTGGCTCATGCCTTCTGTGGCATAGTCAGCATCCTGCACCACATAGTAACGTGGCAGCGGCTGCGGAATGGCCTGATTCAGCGGATAATAATCTTTCAAGTTGGGCACTTCCAGCACATCACCGTTCATGATCTTGCGTCCCAAACTGTCAATCATGTCGTTGAAGTGAAATGTAATAAACAATGTATCGTTGTTGAGAAACAGGCCAAACTGTGTTAGATCAAAGTCAATATCTTGATGGTTGTAAACACCACGCATGACATAAACGTCCTGGTCATAAATTCTGTCACGGTTTTCCAGCAACAGCAAATCCTGAATGTTCAGTGGATCCAGTGTGTCATATATGGGCTGGGTAGCATCACCGTTGCCAGAAAATGCAGAATCCTCACCGCCTGTTTGTGGTCCCATGTACTTGTGCAGGAAAATATCCATGCCACCAACAGTGTACATTTCAGAGATAGTGCGATCCAAAAACTGGTAATCGCGGGTTCGATTTGGGCGGTAAAGTGACAAACGTGGCATAGTGCAGTATTTATGGACGGTTGACCGATAAATCCCAAACTGCTATAATTTGGCTATGAAAGTAGTTAAATTAAACCGCAGATTCAAGATGTTCCGGGAACACGGGCACACCGTGGCCCTGCGCTTCGACGGCTGGAGCAAAATGATAGCACCCTATGAAAAGGCGTGTCGAGCGCGACTGGGCAGTGAATACAAAAACTTCAGTTGGTCAAGTCATTTCGGAACTCGCTCAGGCAGTAACGATGTACGTCCTTACTGGATTACATTTCGCCGCGAGTCAGATCTTACTTTAGTATTACTTTGTGCTGACTTGACCAAATAATTGCGAACTGCTATAATTACACATAATCTTCAAGGAGCCTGCATGAAAACGGTCAAATTACTCAACCCTCGTAGTTCAGACACCAATGTCATGGGCGGCGAACCTGCTTGGCGTGCCCAACCCACTGAGTATAGGACCAGTGCCTTGAGCAAGGCATTCAGTTGGTACAACTATTTCTACGGCAAAAAAGACGCCAGAGAAATGATTGTGAACTATTTGGAAAGCCAGGACCGTAAGGCAGATGTTCGCGCTCTTAAAAGCATTCCAGATTCGGCCATACGTTTGACCACCGGTTGGCTGTGCCGCATGAAAATGGTGGGCTTGCAGTTGGACGAGCATGAACAAATCAAACTGGATAACTCATTGAAAGAAATTTTGACCAGCAAACAAGAAGTCAAAGTGGAATCTGAGCCAGCGCCGGACGCCCCTGCTCGTCCCAACATTCAAGATCGCTTGAGAGAAAAAGTGGGCGAGTGCGCGGCCGAACTGGATGCTATGTTTGACGAGTTTGTCACGTCCGGTGCCAAGATGTCAGCAGACTTCAAGCCCATCATGGTAATTCGTGGCATGAACGTGGCACCACAAATGATCAATGAAATTGCCAATCGCTGGAAGCGCAAGTTGGCAGAATTTGAAGAAACAGTGGAAGGTCGAGATCCACTGTTGGTTGAAGCATACAGTTACTTGACCAAGGTTCAATTGCGTAATTGTGTGAAGTTTTGTGAAACAGTGATCAACGACTGTGGCGCTTACGTGCAGATCAAGAAAGTGGAACGCAAACCACGCAAGGTCAAGGCAGTGCCACCAGAAAAACGTGCGGCCAAGTTCAAGTGTGCCTTGGAATTTGCGGAACTCAAACTCAAGGGTTTGCCAGCCGCAAACTTGGTAGACAAGAGTGAAGCCTGGCTGTATGATACCAAGAAACGCAAACTTATTCACCTAGTGGCTGACAGCCATACCCAAGCATTCACTGTCAAGAACAACAGCGTGATTGGTTATTCAACTGTGGAAACACAACAGAAAACTGTGCGCAAACCAGCAGATGTTGTGCGAGCCATCCAGGCCGCAGGCAAACCAGCCGCTAGAAAGATATTCAAGGATCTCACTACCACAGAAACACCCTGGAATGCTCGGGGTACTGAGAACTTGCTTGTGCTCAAAGCCTGGTAAATAAGGGGGAACGGAGTTCCCCAATGGCTGAGCAAAATACCTTACCGGAGTTGAAGCAAAATCTTATTGAATATTGCAAACTAACTCTGGGCGATCAAATTATTGACCTTGAACTAGATCCTGCGCACTACGAAGCCGCTTATCAGCGTACCCTGGGCGTGTATCGCCAACGAGCCAACAATGCCTATGAAGAAGCCTATATCTTCATGGAGTTGATACGGGACCTAAACATCTACACTTTGCCGCAAGAAGTGCAAAGTGTGCGTCAAATATTCCGCAGAACTTTTGGAGACTCAACTGGACCTTTTGCGTCAAACTTTGACCCGTTTGCTCAGGCTTCGATCAATGTGTATCTCATGAACTTCAACGTGGCCGGTGGCCTTGCTACCTATGACTTTTACAGCCAGTACGTGGAATTGGCCGGACGCATGTTTGGTGCTTACATGAACTACACTTGGAATCCTGTCACAAAGAAACTGCAACTGATTCGTGATCCCAAAGGCACTGGCGAAAATGTGCTACTTTGGGTATATCAAACCAAACCTGAAATCCAACTGCTCAGTGACTATCAAATTTCACAGTGGATCAGAGACTACATGGTTGGTGCTTGCAAAATGATCATTGGCGAAGCACGTGAAAAGTTTTCAACCATTGCTGGACCACAAGGTGGCGGCTCACTCAATGGTGCCGCTATGAAGTCCGAAGGGCAGGCCATTATGGATGCCAAAATTGAAGAACTCAAAATGTATGTGGATGCAAGTCAGCCACTCACTTGGGTAATTGGCTAATTGACACAACACCGAAGTCTTGCTATAATACAGCATGGCAGACTTAATGATTGACTTAGAGGGCCTGGGCACAGGCCCCGATACTACTATTCTTACCATAGCCGCCCAAGCGTTTGATCCGTTTGGATCGGGCTACTATGAGCAATGTTACTATGCTAGGGTCACCCTGGAAAGTCAAGAAAATCGCAGTATTCAACAAGGCACCATTGACTGGTGGGCCACTCAACCTGCTGTGGTTAGGGAAGAAGCGTTTGCAGAAGAAGACCGTATCCCGCTGGACCAAGCACTGGACGGACTGGCCAAGTTGATTTGGCACTCCAAGCGAATCTGGGCTCAAGGTCCCACATACGACATGAACATTCTTGAACATGCCTACAAGAGTTACAACAAACCATTGCCTTGGCAGTACTACATGGTGCGGGATTCAAGAACTGTGTTCAGTTTGTGGCCCGAGCAACCCATTCCTCCCACCACTCATCATGCGCTGGAAGATTGTCGCAGACAAATTGGCATGCTTCAGAATTGTCTTAAATACCTCAACGTTAAGGAACTCAA